GACGAAGACTATACTTCAATTGGGGCCATTCTCAAAGCCTCAGGAGTTTCCTATACGCAGGTAATTTTTGAAATCTTGCAAGATGCTATCCGGCGTCACGCCAAAAACTTACTGGCTGAAAAGAAAAACAAAAGCAGTCGGCTGACCTGTATGAAGCTGCAAACGCAGAAAGACTTTTTGCAGAAAAAACTGATGCAACTACTGAAAAAATAAAAATTGCAGCTGGCTGATTCCTTGCAGCTTCTCTTTTAGTAAAATATTTATAGAACCGAATTCCAATCATTAGTATAAAAGCTAAAGACTTTCAACATGTATTACTTAGCCAAACTTCGCTTTGAGTCAGAAGGAGATAACGGCAAAATCAAGAAAATTAGAGAACAGTATTTAGTAGAAGCTGGCTCGGTTGGCGAAGCTGAGGAAAAACTATTAAAAAGATTTGGTAACGGCGTTTCTCCATGTCAATTGGAAGCAGTTCAAGAATCTAAAATACTTGGTCTAATTGAATAGACCGGTGGGTACCTGGGCTCCCCAATAATAAGTAGCTCAACCAAGTAAAAACCTTTCGGTGGTACAAGGTAACCGTGCAAAAAACATGGCTAGCAAAACTAAAGCCGCAAGCAAACCCGTTTACACAACGGTCGCGAAAAACATCCAAAAGATTATTTCGCCGACCGGCAGGGTTTCTTACAGAGTAAGAGTTGGTATGAATGGTGAAGTCTACACCAAATCTGCGTCTTCTCTTAAACAAGCTAAACAATTTAAAGCTGAGCTAGTTTGATCTAATTTAGTTTTAAAGAAAAAGGGAGCTAATTAGCTCCCTTTTTTATTATATCAGTAATTTATTAGATTTTATGGGGCTTCAGTTGATTCGCCGTGCTTCTTTTCGATAATATTGATAATCTCAGTGTCGTGGACTTCCTGTTCTACTAACTTGTATGCTTCGTCTATAATTCTCATAGACTCTGCGCTGCCGATCATTGCATCAATCTTTCTATTAAAAAAGTTCCTGACTCCAGTTCTGCGAAACATGTCTAACAAAGCAGTAGGTTCTGGTACAAAATACTTGTTAAAGCCCATATTAGTTTATTTTAAGGTAATCGTAAATTCCTTTAACTTCACTATTGAACGCTTTACCGACAGAGCCAGCTTCTATTACTGCTTGGTAAACATAATGCGGCACACCTAAATATTCATAGATTGTGCCTGTCTTAAATTTTACTCGTAATTTGCCAGTTGCCTCGTCGTATTCGAGTGCTTCAATTGTTGTGGAATTTACCGGATTCATGTTCATAGCAAACTATTATACTCAAATTAAGATCGGTTGGTTTAATACTTATGCCATTTATCTTAAAATTTATTGCAGTTATGATAAAGTAGAGTCAAATAAATAATTCTGAAAAGGTTTAAAAAATTTTTATTACTATGAAGAATATTCAAGCTCAATACCACGACCTGTACGAATACGGTGAAGATTCAGGCGGACAAGATATGCATTGGGGAATGTATAATCGGCAGTAGCAGAGTATATAAAAGACAGTGATATTAGTCAGGAAGTAGCAAATCACTATATGAGAAATGACGACTGGTGGGAGGATTTATACTATAATATCAATGATCTCAGAGATAAAGGGAAAGGCTTAAAAGAATCCAAAAAATCGATTGGGGTTTACGGCCTTATAAAAAGCTTCGATGAATTTAACGTAAATGAATAGGCTGGCTAGTAGGTTCGACCGATATAGTGAGGTCAGCCTTTTTTAAAAAAGAATTAAAGTCAGCAATGTAATGGTTGACAAAAGTGTTTCGAACAATATCTTTTAGTTTAATGTAAACTTGACCACTTGAAGTTAAGTATGTATCGACTATTTTAAATTGAGTGCCTAACTTATCTGTTAGTGTAAATTCAGTCAATTGTTTTGCGTCTCTCATCTCTTGAAAAATAAAAGTATAACGTAAAGAATAGGATTGAAATGAAATAAAATACGATGTCGGTTATCCAATATGAGCCTGTCCATTTCATCACAAGTGCGAACAGCACATCGAAGCCTAGTGGATTGAAGAAAGTTGCCAGTATTAAAAAACTGATCGTAACTATCTTCTTCGGTTTGTTCTTCAATTCGATTAGGCTCACTGTCCATATTTTTACTATTTTTCATGAATGATTTAGAATCAAGATCATGGAACATTACTTCGGTCTTATTTATTACCTTACCACTTTGGTGTCTCTCCGATCTGATCCAATGCGCAATGAAATCCAGAAAGTCTGGTTTTTGCTTCTAAAAAACATCCGCATATTTTACAACGAATTAGTAACGACTCAAAGTGTTCGCATTCTTTACATAGGTTCATTCTAGATTGCTGAACTTCTTTTGAAACAAATACCCTTGATATAATTGATGTTTGTGTAGTCGGTTGGGCAGCTGGTTGATTTTTCGACTTTGCGCCGCAACCGCAGCCTCCCAATTGTGAAATATTTTCTGTGCTCATAGTATTATTTAATCAGCTTTTTATTAATTGCGAATTGTCCGTGAACTGCAGATATGAAGTACGTAGAGTTTCGCAATTTTTAAGATACTGTAATACTGCTAAGTCTTTGCCTTTTGTTTCAACGGTCTTTTTTATCATACCACGATTAGCTGATATTTTCTTATCAGTTAGCGATAGATTAATGCAACAGTAGCCGAGTCTTGCTTTATTATTCATTTAGTTATTATACTATTTTGAGTAGTTATTTGTCGCCGCTCGAATAACTCTAACCACGTCGACTGCATCATCTACTGCATCATGAGTAATTTCTCCAGATAAGTTTGCTCTATTTAGACAAGTATTTAAATTAGGTAACGCCTCATCCACGGTCCAGTCCATAAATAAAATAGCTGGATCCATAATCCGCTGTCTCATTTGGATTTTTGAGGTCCATGTTGGCAATTTGACTAAAAAATTTTTATCAAACGATGCAAAATTCTTTCCAGCAGCATTAATCGTAACCGCGCCTGTCTCGGATTGTGGAAAGCCATTTGCAATTAGCCACATATTAAACGAGGCAGCTACTGTTCCAGCTGGTAATATATTATGTGACTTTCTATAATCTAATCGGTCGTCCCTTTTGAGGCTCTCCATGTCACCCAATTTCTTTAATAAATTGGAATTTAACCACAATGCATAGGGTGACCCAGTATATGACTGGTGCTCAACTATGCAGTTAAATCGAGGCAATTTATCAAGATCCACAACATTATTTGTGTCTTCAATTACTGCGCCTACTTGTAAAACTTGGCAGGTTTCTGGATCCAATCCAGTTGTTTCAATGTCAATCGATACGTACTTCATAATTTAATCCATTTATTTCCAGTTGTCAATCTAAATGAGCCGATGTGTTTAAGCTTCCATTCAGCTGGTGAAATTATTGATAAAAAAGGTTCTCCAGTTTTTCCAACATAAAGATGATAAGTTTCTCCAATTATTGGTTCATACGCAAATTTTGCGCTATAGACAAGCTCATTCCATTTATACTCTTCTATGAGTCTAAAGTATTCCTCCTTTAACTCATTGAATTTTACTTCAAGCTGTCGATTTACCTTATCAACTCCTTGCAGTTTCCAATCAGAAATATTGTCCGGTTTAATCGATGGGGCACTTACATTACTTGCATAGGCTAAGAGCCCAGGATTATCCATAATATTGTCTAGTTTCTTTTTCATTAGTTAGAATGGAAAGTCGTTGTCAAAGTCATCTCTAATAGCTTGTTTACCAATTTCTAAAGAGGTGTCGGTAGCTAGGATTGTTTGAGGTTTATTATTAGATACAACTTTTTTATAAGCTTCAATTAGTGTTTTTAAGAATATATCACCGGTATCTGATGTCCAACTGCTACCTTCTTTCTTTTGATAAGTTTCTGGATTATCTGATGTATTATACGTATGTATAGATTTTTCTAAAAATTCTATACCACCTCTTTTAGTTATTTCGTCTACTAAAAATGGGTATTGTCTTAGTTTAGCTTCTTCTAAATCTGTTATAAGTTTAATATTTTCAGGCGTAGCACCTCCTTCTTTTCTAAGGCTGAAATAAGCTTCTTCTACGTCTTTATAAGTTTTACCACCAAATATAATTCCCTTGTCTAATTGTTTATATATGCCAACAAGTTTTCCTTTAGAACTAGAAGTTCCCCCTCTAGGATTATAATGAGTAGGATTTGTAAGTGCTGCACCGAATGGGTCATTAGAACCACTAAATATGTTTATACCTTTAACTGTACTTACAGTAGGTTGAGCAGAGCTATTTGACTTTGGCGTGTTTTTCTTTGGGCCAGTATCGATTTCTCCAAAGAAATCATCGTCATCAAAGCCATATCCCATATCGGCAGTCGGTTCGGTTAACTGGATTCGACCTTTTCCAACTATTCGCCAGGCTTCAAGAGTATTAAAATACTTAACTGTGCCTGAATTATCGACCCAATCTCTGCCTTTTACATTAAATGATACAGTTACAGTGTCGCCAATACTATATGAGTCTATCATATCGCACTTGTCTTGTACCAGTTGTAATACGACTTTCTGAGAGTATTTTTCAGTAGTTTCAATTACAAATTCTCTCTTTGTAAATCCCTTGCTGAATGTTTGGGCAGAAAAAACATTAATGAGTATTCCAGTTATTTCGTAGTTCATAGTTAAAAATTCGAATCAGTTATTTTAATATCAAAGTCTGAAAAGCCTTCAAATAAATCTTTGTCGGCCTGTAAACGGGCTTCAACTGAATGACCGGGCATTACCCTAGATTCAAGCCTTTGTTTTCGAATTGATTCATCTATGTCAAAATATATGATGAAGCTATTATCTCGATCCTTTGGCTTAATGTTGGCAATTCCGCTAGGCGTCATAATAAAGACATCATCTTCATAGAATTGTTTATTTGATGTACCGTACGTCCACCCATTAAAATCAATTGATTCATAAAATTCACTATTGCCTTTCATTGCCTGACACTGCTTCTGACTTAAAAAAAAGTAATCCTCTCCGTCTACTTCTCCAGGCCTAGGTGGTCTAGTCGTATAGCTGACTGCGTATTTAAAACCTTTTTCCTCTAGTAATTTTCTCATATGGTCCTTGCCTGAAGCACCTGGCCCCGCCAATATTATTCGTTTATGCATGCCTTCTTCTATCAATCTCAATTAACAAGTTCTAGTCTCTCCATGAAGAACTTTAAACACTGGAAACCTTAGAGAATATTCGCCGTGCTGATCTTGGGTTTCTTCAAAATACTGAACAGTAATTGTTTTGCCCAATAATTCACCTGGATTATCTTTAAAAAATCTACGCTGTTCCAATGAAAAACCTGAGCCGACTTGTACTCGATTGCCTCGATGTTCGACTATTGCGTTCTTTAACATAAGCTCTTCGACCTCTGCTCCATTTACAATAATCCGCTGTACTGCTGTTTCAATATCGATGACTTTATATTCAGAATCATGCATTTCTTTAATCTTTAGAATCTCATTAGACCTTTTTCCAAGATATGTTGAATCTTTTCTTAACATTAAGCCTTCCCAGCCCTCTTCTCTAACTGTTACCATTAGTGACAAGATATCTTCTTGCTTTTTTACTACAATTTGGTCTAAGTTCGCGGCATGCTTTAATTTCGTAAAAGCCAATGTTGTCATTAACCGATCATTTCTAGTCGAAAAAGTTTCAGTAGATTCACCTGCCAAAAAATCATTAACTGTTAACATGTCAAATGCCAAATACATTGGATTTTGAATAGTATGGTCTTTTTTATTGATCTCCTTAATAAGTCCTTGGAAATCTTCTTTTCCTTTTTTGTTGACAAGGCATATTTCTCCATCGATCACAGTATTGACTAAATTAAGTTTTTCTAAATCGGCTGCTAATACTGAAAGAGTCAAGAATTCATTGCCGGCTCGCGAATAAAACTTTACGTTACCGTCCTCATTAAATATTGAAATACAGCGGATTCCATCAAGTTTACGGCTTATAAACCAAGTATCTTTATCAAAATCAACTTTTTTCTTTGTTTTTTCATCATATGGTAAGGCAAGAGCAACATCAAAGGTTGGAATAGTCCCAGGCAATACCGAATTAATCAGCGTCGTTGTGGCCCTAGTTTTTAAATTTCGATCAATCACATCATAGATGATTTCTGCGTGAGCCTGATTCTTATTAATGAATCCATTAACAGCAGCAATTGCATGATTGCCAGTGATTCTACGTTCATTCAGATCATCAAGCATTTGGAATAGTGTATCATAGCAATCAAATACTAAGTCTGCGTGCTTTTTTAAGTTGTCAGAGGTTACGTAATACTTCTTAAATGGATGATATGTGTAGTTTAAAATTTGTCTAAAGTATTGAGAATCATACCTTTTAATAATTTCCTTCTTATCGTTTGTCGATGAAGTTGCCTTCATTTTTTCTATAAATTGCGAAATTTTTTCAAAATTGTCCATTGTATTATTATTATCAGACTAATATACAAAAAAATAGGGCAGATAGTCTGCCCTGCGCTAACAAAACTTTAAATTTTATTACTGGTCATCTGATTCAGATTCAGTAGAACTTGTTGCTTTGGCCGCATTTTCTAAAGCACTAATTTGTGAATCGAGGTCGCGCATAATGCTAATTACTTGCTGTAACGCAACGGCTACTTTAAAAATCTTCTGTGCCGGCCCAATTCCAGAGCCTTCGTATCGATTAATTAATACAGCCAGCGCCTCAACAGTTGCAGCGGTCAATTTAACTGTGCGAGCTTCTGAAGATTTTGGAGCATTTTGAATTGCTGCGTCTATTCCTAAATACGCATTAATTAGCATAAATGCGTCATTTGGGCCCTTAAACGAAAATTTAGAATTACATGAATTCTTTAGCCATTTTAAATCTTCGGTGTCAATATTAACATCAAAGAGACCGGTTCTTAATTCAATTAACTGATCGAGTTCAGATTTTGGTTCCTGCTGTAGACCTTCGTCGACAGTTGCCTCAGCTTGTAAAGTTTCTTCTTGGAGAACTGGATTCTCTAATGTACTGTCCATATTTTAATAATGATTTATAAAATTTTACTAAGACCCAATAAAAAGGTTTAAGATTTCACTCTATCTAGAATAATTAATTGAGAATACACCATTTTGTCGTAGGCTTTCTCTATTTCGACAAAACCTGCCCAATCAATCTCCGTCAATTGTAACTGCGATTTAGGAACTCTATCTGAAGTCAGCCCTACTTCGGCTGGGTCAGAAATTCGGCAAATTGCATAATGAATAACGCCAACTGGCTTTTGGCCGCTATGTACTGTTACTGAATGAATTGTTGGTTCAATTTGACTAGCGGTTAACAGAATTCCGGTTTCCTCAAATGTTTCCCGTAATGCTGCCTCAAGTTCAGTTTCTCCATCTTTTATCGAGCCCTTTGGAATTCCAACTGTTCTTTTCTGCCAGCTTGCCCCAGTAGGATGAACTAGTAGGATCTTTGTTCCCCGAACAAGTGCAATGCCAGCTGATCCGAATTTAGAGCGATTTTTCTCAACAATAAAGTTTTCAAAATTTTCAATCATCGGATTTTCCGTATTTACTTTGAATGTACTTTGCCTTTTTTATTTGATTTCTTCGTTTAACACTTGGCTTAACAAATTCCTTACGGCAACGAAGCTCGTTAACAGTTCCAATTTTATCGCCCTTTCTTTTGTAGGCTTTTAATGCTTGATCTAAATTTTTAAACTTCGAAACGTCTACTATAATCATATATTATATTTTATCAATTTTTTTATTACGGTTCTCTCTAAACAAAACTAGAGAGATCGCTCTCTCTAGTCAGTTTATAAATTTTTAATTACTTTTTAAGCCTGGTCTCCAGCACCCGATTCGGGAGTAGCAGCTCCTTTTTTCATATCTACAGAAATCTTAGCGACCTCATCAGCTAGCGGTCCGGATCCAGTAATTCCGGCCCAATAGCCATTAACTAATTTCCGCAGGTCTCCACCCAATTCTGAAGAAACGCAATACTCATAGAATGATCCTTTATCTGAGAAGTTTTTCTCCCAAATTCTTAATACTACTTGTACTGTTTGTCTATCTAATGCTAGGATCATAAATGCAATCTGAAATTCGTCAGCCGAATCGGTGTATCCTTTAGCAAGCTCTCTAATTTGTACACAGTATGCGAATGCTGCGCTTTCTGGATCAAGTTGCTGACCTCCAGAATTTACGTTAGTATCTACGTCAGACGTAGCTGAGCTAATTCCTCCAGCAGCTGCTAAACCGCCTCCTGTAGCAGCACCAATAGTGCCGCCTGTCCTGGCTGTATTACCAGCAGCGGTAATTGCTGAAAATCCGCTTTGTGCTAGAGGTCTGTTAACTGCACCAGCCGATAGAGCGCCGACGTTTGCGCTTCCTGGAATTCCAACACCGGTTGCATTGCCAG